TTTTGGTGAAGTTAATGATTCATTGATTGGTCCAGAAAATTACCAATTTATTGAAAATCCAGAAATTCGATTTCCTGATGTTCCAAATAGATTTTTCCGAGAGAAGAAACAAAAATTTACTGCTTCTCGTAAAGAACATCGTGTTATTCATGATAAGAAACAAAAGAAAATTAAAGAGACTCATAAGGCAACTGTTGAATTTGCATCTGAACCAAATTGGTTTTATGATTTTGTTTCTCAATGTAACACTCGAGGTAATATGTTAACTATTCAAAAGGTTAAATCAATTCTTAAGAGTGAGTTAAATAAGAAAACTCCTCATGAAGATATTATGCAATTATTTGAAACTAAGTGTTATACATGGAAAGCTTCAGATAAAGAAATTAATTATTCTAAATTAAGTTGGTTTATTCCTTATATTCCTGTACGTGTTATGTTCTATCGTATAAACAATCTTGATTCTTTTCGTGATTACGTACGACAAGGCATCACGTTAACAAAAGATCGTTTATTGACTTATGTTAAAGATTATCTTTATGTTGCTGACATGCCTGCACATGAACGTGAGACTTATCGAATGGAACGTATTAATGTTTAAGGAAATTCAAAGGTCTCCAAAAGTGCAAGCAATGTATTTATCAAAGTTCCCAAAATTCTTTATTGAAAATCATATATATCAAACATACTTTTCTGAAATTAAACGTAAAGCCTTTAGGAGCGATACTCATTTTGATATTCGTTCTGATAAGAAAATTATTAAACAGAAGAATGTTGATAAAAATCGCTTTGTTAAAATGCAATTAGCTGAACATGATCAACCTGATTATGGATATTTTCATGATAATTATCTTGAAGCTACTGGTCAAAATAATTCCAGAACAAAGGGATTCTCATATAATGACAGTAAACCTAAATTTGATAAAAGAATGAATTTAGAAGGTGTTGAAACTTGGACTGAGTATTTTGAAGATGTTTGGGAACATTTAGATGAAATTATTGTTGGATGGTATCGTTATACAGTTACTCGTGTAATTGGTACGATAATTAGGATTCTTTATAGTAAACGTGCTGCTGATGTTAAAAACGTTTTTGATGCTTGTGTTGTAGATTGTACACAATTACTCAAACCTAATTTTAGATTATCTCCTGAATTTGAAAAAGTGTTGTTTGAATTAAAAGTAATAATTCACACTCTTTATCATGTTTTTAAAGGTGAAGGTGCTAATGCATTTGCCCATCTTAGTTATTTTGGTATTTCTAGATTTGCTGAAATTCGTGATGGTTTATATTCTTTATCAACTCTTTTCGCCACTCGTAAAACTCAACCTCTTATTTCACATATCACTATTAGTTATAAAGGTTTAAATTATCGTTTAACTCGTCAACAATTTGGTGAACTTCAACAACTTGAACTCCAAGGTCAAAATTTATCATTATTTTTTGCAACTGTAGTTGCTTCTAATGATTTAGAAGGAACCATGCCTAGTGGAATAGATATGTTGGCTTCGTTTGCTTCTGCTTTACATTCTGCAGGCGTTAATAATATGACTGATCAAGAATTGAGACGTGCTATTAGTATTTATAGTTTTAAGAATTATGTTCGTAAAGATTGGACAGATAATGCAAATTTATTAGTCAATGCTGTTAGTTGTTTTACCCGAACTGTTTTTGGCTATGACCCTATGGCTCCTGAATTTAGATTGGTAGTTAATGAAATGATGGGTATTATGGATACAACTGTTGATTGTATACCTATTGCACATGAAATTGCTCGTCGTAAAGATTTGATTCAATTGATTAAGCAAAAATATGAAATTGCCACTGAATTAATTAATAGCAGTCATATGGCAAGTATGCCACATTGGATTCTTACTCCTTTTACTCATAGATATCACCAACTTGAAAAGATGTATTTATCTGCAAAAGCATGTGAGTATAGAACTGATGTTAGAAAACAACCAGTTGTTCTTTTTTTTATTGGAGAAGCTGGTTCTGGTAAGACTTCCTCTTTAGAAAAAGTAGAACAATTGATTTGTTACATTGATGGAGAAGAATATAATGCTGGAAAAGTATTTTCCAAGAGTCCAGATTCAGAATATTGTGAAGGTTATTGTGGAAATAAAATTTTTAAAATTGAAGAATTGTGTCAATTTAAAGATATAGATTCTAGAGCTTTACAATGTGGTTTTATTATTAATGCTGCAAATCCTGCTCATTTTAATATGAATATGGCATTTGGTGGTAAAGGTTATACTTATTTTGAATCAGATGTTCTTGTTCTTACTTCTAATATTTGTGAAGATTGGAAAGCTTGGAAACCTGGTAAGCGTGCCTTAACTCAAATGAATGATTTAGAAT